GCCACTTATCATGGTGAGATATTCATGCTATTGTAGTATGACTACAGTCCTTACTCTAAGGGTATCAATTTCAAGTGTCGCAACTTGGAACGTTCAAGAGTGTGTTAGCAGCTCATTCTACGACCAATTGAGAGAACGCGTAAGGACGATTACCTTAATAAAATTAAGCTACTAAAATATTTAATATACTTAACCTATTGCGGCAATCGAAGGTAACTAAAAAAGAATTTATTACTCTTAACGAGTTAAAAAGTTTTTATAAGTTACCATCCATTATCACGTCGACAAAAGGTGTAGTTAGCGCCCTAAAACTGCTAAATAGTCGAATTGTTAAACTTGTCGAAACAAGTGGATGGACATTCTGCTTCCTTTATTTAAAAGAAGTAGTTCGTCTTACAATTCGTTCTCTTTCGGGTCAACCTGAAGCTTCTTGGAATAATTCTATTCCTCGAGTTAAAAGAGACTCGACCGGCCTTCCAACTATAATTCCTTTATCTCTTAGAAAGACTCTTTTGAGCCCTGATAAGAATATAGGTATAGTTAGAGTTACACTTTGTATACTTTCCGTATACCGTGTCTTTAAGGTGCCTGTTAAACCTGACTTAGGATCGATTACTCGACCTTTCGATGGTTTGGCATCCACTTTTCCTTACTTAAGGATAAGTAAAGCCTTAAAGATGTTAGATTTACGGGCTATAAAGTTTTCTTCATTTAGAGGTTTCATTTCCGAAGCCGCTGGACCAAATACGAAGTTTTCTACGTGGGGTGCTACAATCGACGCATTAGCGTTTATTGAGTACCCAAGACAGTTTGTGACTTTTGTCCAAATTGCTCTTTTAACGAGAAGTTTTCAGTATTTAGCACTGTTCTTAACAATATTATTATTGTATGGGCCAGTTTATATCCTAGCGAGAACTTTGGGTCTGATTACTCCTTTGAGAATGGGTAAACTTTCAGTTGTTTATGATCAAGCTGGAAAAGCCAGAATAGTTGCAATAACTAACTGGTGGATTCAACTTGCTTTGAAACCGTTGCATGATTCCATCTTTAATGCTTTACGTAAAGTATCGCATGTAGATGGGACATTTGATCAAGGTGCTCCCCTTCTTCGTTTATACAAAGAAAGAGACCCTAGGTACAAATTTTCATGTTTTGATTTATCATCTGCAACAGATCGTCTTCCCTTAACCTTACAGGTAGATATACTCAATGCTTTAGGCGTTAGAGGAGATCTATGGTCTCGGTTATTGAATTTTCCTTGGGCCATTCCAGGTGAACTTCATAAACTTAGTGATAAGTTTATTTTGAATCATCTGAAAACAGGTAACTTATATAAAGTTCATGATGAACAATATATTAAGTATGCTGTTGGTCAACCTATGGGAGCCTACTCGAGCTGGGCGATGTTGGCTGTAACACATCATGTTATAGTTCAAATTGCAGCAGTTCAGTGTGGTTTCAAAGTTAATACTTTTAAACAGTACTGTATACTGGGTGACGACATTGTTATTAATAACGATAGAGTTGCTTCCGTATACGTACAACTAATGGCAACATTAGGGGTACAAATCAATACTAGTAAGTCAATCATATCTTATGATGTGGTTGAATTTGCGAAACGTTGGTTAACTCCTTATGGCGAGATTTCACCGTTAGGTCCAGGTAACATCCTGAACTGTACGAGAAATAACGCGGCTCTTGGTAGTTTACTGTATGAAGCACATAGCAAAGGTTATTTGACTAATCCAGGCTGTGTTTTGAATCTATTACCAAATATGCCGGGTGTTTACACTCAGCATATGGCATTAGCTTTAAATACCATGTTTGGTCTCACAGGTTGTTTTCATCCCCAAAGCCAACTAGACACAAGAGTGTTGAGTTGGTGTTCTTATGGGTTGTTAAACGAACCTATGGTGATTCGTTATTCTTTTTATAATGGTCTGTTACAGACCCTTATAACTGAATTACGAAATACACTTAAGACCAACAGTGAAAACAATGAGAAGTTCTTACGAACAGCTCATCGTATCACTGGTGTTAAAACTAAAACTCTTAGATTCATAGAGTTGACTTCACTTTGGTTAAATCCAGCGTTCTACCTTTATTTGCGCGACCACCTTCGGGCGGAAGAGCAAATAGAGTTAGAAATGGCCTTTCTATTTTCGAATAGAGCAGGTTCATGGGATGATATCAAAATGTTAGCAGATCGTAGTCCGCAGATTGTTCCTGCGCTCCTTAAATGGGGTACAGATAACAACCGGAAAGCAGCCAAAGACTTCGGTATCTTTTATCGTAAACTTGATGCAAATATTATGCAGACAGCTTCTGATTTAAGAACGATGACCGGGGCAGACGGGACTAATATATACTAATTTCGACACCACAGCACGTTGTGACTCCTCTGAAATTGAGGTTGCATGGCGCTAGGCCCCCGAAAGGGGCATGTGGTAAAGTGATTTTGG